CAGCCCTGTGCCGCCGCCCAGTCCGCCCATGCCAAGTATGCCACCCTTGCCGCCAAAACTGCCTAGCATCCCGCCCAGCAAGCCCCCGCCACCTATACCGCCCTTGCCCGCTACGTCCGCCACGGCCTGCCCCACGCCGCCACCAGACGCGCCGATAGACAGCATGATCCGATTGCGAACCGCCATGCTAATCATCTGCGCCAACATGGATTTGAAGCTGTCCAAGATGCTGGCCACGAACCCCTTGAAGTCGGTAAACCCGCGCATGATAAAATCACCGAATGCGTCCGACACGCTGCCGATCCCGCTCAACAGTGACCCGCCAAATTCGCGGCCCATCTCAACGGCGTCCTTCGTGCCGCCTTTAAGCGCCGCGCCCATGCCCTGTGCGAAGGTGGTAAGTTTCTCGATCTTGTCTCCCATATCAGTGACGCGCCCGGCTGCCGATCCGCTTGCGCGCCCGGTTTCACGAATGGAGTTGTTGTAATTTTTTGTCAGAGCGTGGTTTTCAGTTTGGGCTGCGCTTGTCCTGCCCAATGCTGCAATGTAGTTGTCAAGTTCTAAAGTGGCGGCTGCTCTAAGCCCGTCAGGGGATGAAGGCCCAAGCGCCGACGACAGTTCTTCACGCTTTATCGCAATAAGACCCTGATTGCGCGCTTCAATCAGGGTGTTGCCAGCTTCGAGCGCACGGTTTTGCGCCTCTAGGCCAATTGCCTCTAGCCCTAGATTTGCAGTCGAATTTACCAGTGATGCAAGGGCCGAACCCGCTGCTATAAGGTTTCGCTCAAGAACACCAGCAGACCCAGCCGCATTGTCAAGATTTGGAGCAAGATTTGCAGGGACTTCCAGAAGTTCAAGCGCGGCAACAGCGTCGATGACTTGCTGCTTTGTCGCTTCCACAGCCTGCATGCCCTCTAGGTACTCTTGCTGGATATCAGTCAACACCCCACCAGCGGCGACTTGAGCCGTAAGCAAACGGCGATACGCCTCAGTGATAGCCTCAACGCCATCTGCTTGAAGTTTAGCCTGAGCCTCGTTGAACCCGACAAATTCCATGCCCTGATCTCTCAAAAGGGCACCAGCAGCAATCAGCGATGTCCGGGTATTGAATAGGTTCTCCGCAGCCTCAGCCGCAACCCTCAGGGCATTGAGTTGCGACTTTTGCGTCAAAGCCAAGTCGCGCCGCAGGTTTTCGTTTGCTGTGATCCGCGCGTTAATTCCAGAAACTGCTTGTATTGCGGCGTCTCTTTCAATCCCTGACCCGATCTTTACTGCATCGGCCATAGACCTTTGCGCGGCCTCAAGGCTTATATAATCTTTTTCTAGAACTTCCGTTACGCCGGAAAGAGACGCGGTAGCATCATTGAATCCGTTAAACGCTGCCGCTCCATCCTTTGCAAAATCCGCTGTTGTTGCCAAAAGCCTGTACAGAATTGTCAGACCCGCAACTGCCGCGACAAAAGGAATGGCTTTCATTGCAATCGCTAGTGCTGTGTAGCTGGTTGCTGCAAAAGCCACTTTGAGCGCCAAGGTCACCAACGCTGCGACCATCGCTTGGACCTGCGTTAAAGCCAAGACGCCCAGGGATATAGCGACTATATCAATGTTTTGCGTTAGCAATGTAAATGCACCTGTAAGCGCCGTTAAAGCCCCCACGCCCATTTCAGCCGCCGCAAACAGCCCCGTGCCGATAGACTGCACCGCCGCGAAAAATGCAGGATTTGCCACCGCCGCCGTGAGTTGTTCAATGGACACGCGTAGGTTTTCAGACCCAGGCCCGGACAACTCAAACAGGTCTCCAAAGGCGTTTTGCAATGATGCCAGCGCACCGCCAAGCGTATCTCGCGCCGCCTCAGCAGACCCGCCGAATTGCTTTTCCAATTCCGCCAGGATAACCGTCTGCGCGCCAATAATATCGTTGGCCGCAACCATCTCTTTGACCATATCCTTTTGCGCTTCGGTGAAGGTGATACCTGACCGCCCGAGCGCCGTCATACCCAAGACCGGATCGTTTAGCGCCTTACCCACTTGCAGCGCCGCAGAACTAAGGTCGGTGCCCATGGCCGTCGCCAGGTCCAGCGTGGCTTTGGTTGCCTCGTCAAACTGGTCGCCCTTGATCTGCGTAAACGTCAGCAACACACCTTGCATGGCGTTGGTCGCTTCATCGCCGAAATTTGTGACCTTTTGAAGCGCCGCGGCGTGCTCGTTTAGCTGCGCCAGTGAGCGGCCAGCCGCACCCCCGGTCGAAAGGATCGCCGCGCCAAGCTGCGCCTGGGCTTTCTCATTCGTCACCGTTGCGTCAATAAAGCGGTTCAACTGTGAACTCAGCGCGGCGATGCTGACCACGGCGGCCAGTGCGCTTGCAGCCGCGACGGCCAGACCCTTGCCCATGCCTGCAAACGCGCCCTGCGCGCGGCCTGCCGATCCACCAGCCCGATCACCGGCACCGGCAAACTTGTCCAGATCACCGCTGGCTGTCCGCACTTGTCGGCTATCAACCCTGAGACCAACAGAGGCCATGTCTGTGCTCATGTAACGGGTTCCCGATCCACGGGCGCGATGCTGAACGCGCTCTTGCCCTCATGCAGCCCGTTGGCGAATGCGATACTCATACGCCGCAATATAGACGCCTCCCACGCCTCTGTCACGGCCCCGGTCATGTCCGCAAATGCTTTAATGTCCAGCCAATCTAACGGCACGCGGTTGCCCATCCCGTCAGACTTTGTTGGCCCCGCCTCGATCAGCGCTTCAATAAAATATCCGCACGCCTGAACCGGCACGTATGGCACTGGACGGCCCGCGTCTTCGTATTGTTTCGCACGTGATACCATGGGCCTTCCGTCCTTGTGTTCAATCGCGCTTGATAGCCAACCGGCCTGATGCGCGGCCAGTGTTAACCAGTCGGCTGTTTGTCCAAAAAAGCGCGCTGGTTCTCCGCCGCCTCAATGACCTGCCCTGCATAGGTAACGCCGACCATTTCAAACTTCGGAACCACCATGTCTTTGCCGTCGTCGTCTTTCATCGTGGTCATGATGTGTTTGCCAGCGTCGTCTTTTGCAACCTGCATATCTGGAAACGTCATATCCAGCACTGCGCGAATTTGCTCCGGCGTTTTTACCGGATCGTCTCCGATAGTCATGTTGCGCGCTTCAATGATATATTTCATCGCCGCGTCAATCTGTGTGGCGTGCATTTTTTCCAGGACTGCGATGGTAACTTCTTCGTCAGTCTTGCCGGATTTCTTTGCCTGCTTGGCCGCAAGCGCTGCCTCAGCAAGTCGCATCTGCACCGACCGGGCTGCAATGCCTCGCACAAGAAATCCCGGCGCATCTTTGCCAGTGTCGATAGGTTCTCCGCTGTATTGATCGCAAAGCGGCACGAAAACGCCATCCTCTTGCAGTTGCCGGGAATTGAGCTTGTTCATATCCATGGTTTATGTCCTTTGGTTGTGGTTGAAAGTGGGGGCGCGGGTCAACCAGTCCACACGCCCCCGTCCTGCCGAGGCAAGATTACGCAGGCTCGGTCGCCACAATCGTCGGCGCGTTCTGGCGGAACCCGACCGAAAAGCCCTCATAAGACGCGTTGTCACCCTGATTAGGCTGGTGACTGTGCGCAATGCCCTGAGCGTAAAGAACCGGATCGCCACTAACAGGGGCTTGCGCAGTGCCGGACCCGTCCACGATCTTGATGGACAGAATGCCCGCTTGGCTGTCAGCCGCAGCCTTGATGTCCTCTTGCCCTGCATCTGACGCCACATTTCGGAATGTCGCAGTGGTGTCCACACCCTGACCCGCGCCTTTCACGGCACTGGTAAAGCCCGTTTGCAGGTCAGGCACGTCGATCATGGAGTGGGTGACGCCAAGCTGCGGCAGAGTTTGCAGACCGTTGACCTTCACCCAAGTCAGGGCGGCAAAAGCTGCGGATGTGTTTGCGCTGGGATACGCCTCCGCAACGTAGATGGTTTGCCCGATAAAGTTCTGTGTCATTTGTCGTCGCCTCCTTGGGCTGGGGTTTCAGTCTTGCGCTGCCAACCATTGGCCAGCCATTCGTGAGCGTCGGTTTCAAACGGGGTAGCAATCGCGCCGATCTTGCCGTTGAGCGGATTGCCGTTGGTCAAAATGACCTTCGTGGGGTTGGGTTTCTTCATGCCTTACTCCTGAGCCTGATAACGAATATGAACGTTGGTCCGAAAATAAGCGCCATCCATTGCGCCATCATCTGCATAGCCAACCGCCATTATTTGAACCCGGCCATCTCCTGCCGTCAGTATCATATTCGGAGGGAATTGGTCAATAATGCGCTGCGCTTGGGTGGCCGCTTCGTTTTCAAACGTGCCTTCAGTCACCATGACTGCCACGACAAGCCGCCCGACGTAGATGTGCCAGTCGCCTACACCCATGCGTTCGGGCGGTGTTTTGACCTGATACGCCAGCCAGAAAGGCGGCTCGGGCGTGACATATGCCAACGCGTCTGCATCCCATACGCCGGGCGCATTGGCACCCCACACGATATGCGGCGCGGATGCTGTGGCGGCAAGACGGGTGCGCAGGGCGGTGGCGATCTGTTCTTCGGTCATCCGACCCGCGCCTTTGCTTTTGCGATAGATGCCCGCACAATCACGGGCCATTGATCGACAGCACCTTCGACAAAATGCGCGCCGGGGCGGCCATTGCGGCCATTGTTAACGGGGCGCGCGTAAGGAAACTCGCCGTTTCCCCAAGTAAAGGTTGCCAGGTCGCCGCCCTTCATGGTGGCCGCTACCATGATGTAGGATTCCTCACCCTGCCCTGACGCACCGCCAGCGATTGACGATTGCAGGCTGTTGCGCAAGTTGCCTGTGATAACCGGCATGCGCCCGCCGTTGAATTTTGTCTTTTGCGCAATGCTGATCGTTGTTTGTGTTGCGTCTTTCACCACGGCGTCGGTCCGGCGTTGTTGCTTTTCGGTCCACTGGTCCAAAGTTGCAAAGGTGTAGTTTACCATCAGGTCAGCCTCGCAAAGAAGTCGATGCTAACATCAACGTAACAGCGACAATTTATGACTTCCTCAGCGGGTGCGCCGAGAGATGTGTCGCCCGGATACATCAACGAATATCCGCCCACAATAAACGGTTGCCCTTGTGGCACGGGGTCTTGCAGGTCAGCAGCCGCGTGTGTCGGGCGGGTTTTACCGTCGCCTGCGGAATCCCAAGCCCTGACCACGTCCTCAGCCCGCACATCGTTGTTCGGGTTTTCGATCAGTTGATCCAGC